ATCCATGGGTGCCTACATCGTGATTCTGCCGGACAAGTGCTGCTACAACCGGGTGACCGATGAATTTCAGGCCATGGAAGCCAAGTGGAGCGGCGACCGCCTGGTATTTACCGGTGGTGAGCTTTTCGAAAAAGGCATGGCGGCCAATGCCATCCGCTGCGAAGGTGTTGCCTGGGATGATTACTTCCGCCCCGGCGACGCGGTGACCATCAGCGGATGCACCGTGCATTTGGAAAACAACCGGACACCGGTAATTCAGGAGATCAGCGGTGATACGCTGTTGTTCTCGGAGCACTGCTTCACTATGGATGAGGGCGTGGATACATACATCGAAGCAGGTGAAATGAGCATTGAGCGGCGGGTTCCGGATCTGCTGTATATATGTGAAAACGAGAACCGGCTTTGGGGCTGCACCGAAACAGAGATCTGTGCCAGCAAGCTTGGCGATGTGTTCAACTGGAATGTATTTGAGGATCTTGCCAACGGTTCCTGGAGTGTAGCACCCGCGGAGGCCGGCAGCTTTACCGGATGCATTGCCTACAAGGGCTTCCCTACCTTCTTCAAGGAAAACCGGATATACAAGGTATACGGCAGCATTCCCAGCAATTTCTCAGTGGTCAGCAGTGCGACTCTGGGTTTGGCTCCGGGTAGCAGCGACAGCCTGGCTATCGCCGGTGAAACGCTGTTCTTCCTGAGCAGCAGCGGATTCATGGCATACTCCGGCGGTATTCCCCAGCCCATCGGCGATGCCTTCGGCCAGGAGCATATGCGCAGTGCGGTGGCGGGGTCTGATGGCCTGCGGTATTTCGTCAGCATAGTGCGGCACGATGGCAGCACCGGCCTGTATGTGTATGATACGCAGCGTGGCATGTGGCATCTGGAGGATGAGGTCCGGGTGACACATTTTGCTAAGGAAGACGGCTGTCTGTATTTTCTGACCGAAGAGGGCGAGATCTGGATCACAGGCAATACCGGATCCCATCCGGAGGATTGCCAGAAGGAAGCGGATTTTGAATGGATCGCCGAATTTTCGGATTTCACCCAGGAAGATCCCAACAAAAAGGGGTTAAGCAAGCTGCAGCTACGGCTGGAACTGGACAAGGGAGCCAGTATGCAGGTATGGCTGCAATTCGACAGCGACGGCCTTTGGCTCCCTGCCGGCAAGGTGATCAGTGAGGGCGTAAAACGCAGCTATTACCTGCCGATCGTGCCCCGGCGGGCTGATCATTACCGGCTGAAGCTGACCGGCACCGGCGGCTGCCGGATCTACTCTTTGGTCCACGAGATCTACTCTGGATCGGAATTAAAAAGTAAATCAGGGAGGAATTAACCCATGGCTTATACATATGACGATTTCGTAACAGCCGCCGATAAGGCAGGGCTGATGAAGCGGTTTTCACAAACAGATCTCGCCACCGCACAGAAAAACCCGGAGTACGGCTTTTCTATGCTGAGCCTGATCCAGGACGGCGATAAGGCTACGACACCTGAACAGCGACTGCTGACCACGGAGGCCGTGAATCAGCTGCGGAAGAACTACGGTATCTCCGAAACCGAAAGCGACAGTTTTGCTTCCGGTGAAGGCAGCAGTACTCAGGACACCATGAACAAAATCGAAAACTACGGACCGTTCACCTATGATCCCGAACAGGATGCATCCTACGTAAATTACCGGGCTGCGGCACTGCGTGAGAGCAAGCGGGCAACCGAGGATACCTTGGCAAGAGCATCCGCTGCTACGGGCGGTGTCGCCTCCACAGCAGCCATTGTGGCGGCACAGCAGGCGGCAGACTATTACAATTCCCAGATTGCAGATGCAGGTGCAGCCTTTGAGAAGACCGCCTACCAGCGGTATCTGGACGGCCTTGGTATACTGAAAGATCAGTTTTCTTTGCAGCAGGACCAGGAATTGATGACGCGACAGAACACCGAAGCTCTTCGCAAGCAGGCAGAGCTGATGGCTATGGCCGGCGACTTTTCCGGTTATAAGGCCTTGGGAATGTCCGATGACTGGATCGCAAAGATGCAGAGTGCGTACCTGGCAGAGCAGTACAGAACAAGCCTGATACCGGACGGTTATACGCCGACCAACATCACCGGCGACGGCTATGTAGTCATCGGCAATAGCAAGATCCCGTGGGACGATCTGCAGGCGGCTCTTATCGATAGGCAGATCGTCATGAACTATGACCATGTGAACAAAACTGTTACCTATGAGTATGCACATCCAGGATTGACCGGAGATGGACAGCCCTTGCACTCAGGTACAGGCATTGGTGAAGCCGCAATTTTGGGGGCGGGCATGGCCACCGCAGGCATTGACACCATACCGGGAACTTCTCCCCAGCTGCAGCCCGACGGCTTTTTCCTGATCGACGGAGAAAGGCTGTCTGTGGATGAGCTGGTTCGCAAGGTAGCTTCCGGAGAGATCGTCGAAATATGGGATCATGATAAGAACGAATATGTTTATCGTCATGTAGCGCCCCGCCAGCCCCCCAAACGCCCGGTTGTAGTAGAATCCTACTACAAATAACAAGCAGGAGGATGCAGTATGGATGTGCAAAATAAAGTGTCGCCGTGGCTGCTGCAGCAGGCGAAGAAATTTCAATCCGGCGATATGCCCGCTGAACAGAAAGAGATTCCGGTGGAAACACCGGAATCGACGCAAGCCACGGATGTGCCGCAGCAGACAGCCGCTCCCAGTCAGTGGCTGCTGCAGCAGGCCGAAAAGCAAAAATCCACGCAACCCAACGTACTGACCAGTCTGCAGCAAGGCGGCCCCAGCCAGTGGTTGCTGAAACAAGCACAGCTTTACCAAACGGGTCATGCCAAGTATGCCAAATCCAAGGAGATTGTCGGCCAGACCCAGTTGATCGATCAATTGAAAGCCCAACTGGCGAATCTGCCCGGCGAATTGGAAAAGGCCAAAAAGGAGCAGACAATGCTCGGTGCTCAGTACCAGGTGCTGGCCAATGCCGGCATGATGGGCGGTGACCTGGGCGGCTTTAGTCCTGACGAATACAAAGCCGAACTTAACCGACGCAATGAGGCACTGCAGCAGATCAACAACCGTGTAGATGCCCTGGAAAGAAGCAAGACACAGCTGGAAGAGAGCATTACCTATAATTCCAAAATGTTGGAAATCATGCAATTATCGGATGAGGACAGGAAGAATCTGGAGGCCTATGCAAAAGCGGTAGAAGGGAAAGCTTCCATCGCAAGCGATAAGGGCTATTTTGCCCTTGCGAATAAAGGATACTCTTTTCAGGAAATCTACCAATTGGCAGAGACGCTAGTGCGTTACAACGACGAGACCGAAGCCCAGCGGCGAAAGACGGACGCAGCTGGTTTCGCGGACTCTGTGGGCGGTGCTATTGCCGGAACGCCCATGAGCTGGGTGGCCAAATTCCTGGGCAGCTTCGGCGGTGCGGCAGAAACATTAAAGCAAACGCTTACCAGTGCGACGGGGCTTTCTGCCTATAAGGTCGCAGACGCCAATGCTGACGGCTTTGCACTCAGCGACTGGGGCAACACCGTACAGCAGACGGTAGCACAGAACATTGCCGGCGACGAAAATGACCCGGAGTGGTGGAGAAATGCCCGGAACGTGCTGAGCTTTCTTTACCAAGGTGCAAACTCCGCTGTTGACAGCGGTCTGAAGATCGGCACGGCAGTCCTCACTGGTGGCGGATCGACATTGGCCAGCGGTCTGTTCTTTATAGACGCGGCACAATCGGAATTCCAAGCGAAATCTGCTGCAGGCGTGACCACCGACAAGGCTTTTCTTTCGGCAGTTGCAAAGGGTGGTCTGGAGTTGGTTACAGAGAAATACTCCGTGGACAGTCTGCTGTCCTTGAAAAGTCCAAAAACCTGGCTGCAGGTGCTGAAAAACGCAGCAATCCAGGGCGGCGTGGAGGTGACCGAAGAAGAGCTGAACTTCGTTGCCGGCATTTTGGCCGACTCGCTGATCACTGGAGAAACCATCGACAAGCGAATGCAGGACGTGATGGCTGAGAAAGGCGTTTCCCGGGAGGAAGCCCGGAAGATCATCTACAAGGAGCTGGCCCAGGAGGCCATCGACACGGCGATCACTTCCTTTATCTCCGGCGGTCTGTCTGCCGGTGCCACCGGTACCGTACAGAAGCTCCAGTACGATGCCAGCCAGAAGAACAACAAGGCTCAGCAGACGGATCAGCCGAATGCACAGCAGCCCGCAGAGGGCCAGGATGCCGCTCCGGGCGGAGAAATTGCAACGCCGGGGCTGATTCCCGGCCAGGCCGAAAGTGTCGGCACAGTCCCGACACAGCCGGTGGCGGGGGTACAGTTGCCCGCTGTGGAGAACACGGAGCAGCGTGCACAGGTGCCGCAGATCACAGAACAGCTTACTCCCAACATCAACCGTGCAGAAAATTTGAATGGAGGTATTCAGAATGACCTTACCCACGAACAATCCCAACGGACAGCCGCAGGCAACGACGGCACAGGAGCCGGTGTACTATATGGAAGCAGCCAACGGGATGGTAGTCCGAGTGCCGCAGAGCAGGCAGGAAGCCTGGCAGGCAGAACAGGAACGGCAGCAGCGGGGCGAGGGCCTGCAGCTGACCGAGCAAGAACGCAAATTGAAAGAGGCAATCTTGGCAAGCATATACGGCAGACGGTAAGTGCCGCCTCCCTGGGCATTGCGGAAGGTACTGACCGGGGAAATCTGAAGGTGATCCCCCAGGAGCTCTATGACGAGGGTATGCGTGTCAAGGCCGAGCAGGTCTATCAGGAAACCGGCAAGCGGGTCGTATATGTCCTTGGCCCTATCGAATGTGCCAATAGCCGCGGTACATTCCGGGTGCAGGGCGTTAAGACCGGCGAGCAGATGATCGTCAGAGCCGATCATCCGAAGTACACTGCAGAGCAGATCGCCGATCACGAAAGTTACCACGGTATGTCCGATGTGTACGGAAGCCGCTTGAATGACAGCATCGTGGAGCGGATCAAGCAGACCTTCAGCGAAGAAGAGTTTAATGCCGTCCTGGACAAGTATATTCTTTCGCTGCGTAACGTGATCGATGTGAGCGGTGCCAGATCCGGCCAGGAATTCCAGCGGCGGATGGGCCAGATCATCGAGGAAGTTCTGGCGGATGCTCACGCCGGCATGAACGCCTGGGGAAACGGTGCTACACAGTTTACGGATACCGTCAATCAATTCCTGGACGAGAACCGACTCTCCCGCAAAGATGTGCAGGAGAACGGTGTCCGGGAGTCCACCGGCCCGCCGACCGACAATTACTCTGCAGAGGAATATGATGAGCAGGCATTCAAGGAGCAATACGGTCTGAAGCTGCCGGTACCCGAGGGCTGGCAAAAAGAAAACACCGTCGGTGGCGGTGTGAGGTATTCGGTTGATGCAACGAGCCAGGATGGGCAGCTCAAAATCTACCCCGGTATGGATGAAGCACAGCGTGCGAGCATTTTGAAACAGAAGAAGATCTACGCACCTGAATATGATGACAGCAGTCCAATAACGGGGCCTCAGATTATTCGACTAAAAGGAAAGTATGTCACAGAAGCACGGTCGTTACTGACAGAGTTAGCAAGGCAATGTGGTGATTTTCGATCTGATCTGCACAATGCTGATGTCGATATATCTTTCTCTTACTCCAACAAGTCGCTAAAGGAAAGCGTTAGCAAACAAGCCAAACGAGGTGGCGGTGCTGAAATATTCGGAAAGATGTTGACCGCCCTGCCCGAAATATGCGAGAGTGCTGCAGAGATAGAAGCACATACGGATCGATATGCACAGACTGCAAGAGCAGACAATCGATTAAAAGAGATGCATGTTCTTTTGGGTGCGTTCTGGGATGGCAATAGTTATGTACCTGTTCAATTGGAAGTTAAAGAGTATAAGGCTGATTCGGAGATTGGCAATAAGCTGTATGTTACGGTGACAATAAAAAATGAAGCAGGGGTCACGCCACGGGGTTCCACCGCCTCTGTAGACAGTGTTAGCATCCGTAGTCGCCCTGCTTCCGTAATTAGTGTAGCAGATTTGATTGCAAATGTCAATGATGAAACAGGTGGCTTAGTGAAGTACATTCCCGATCAGATGCTGAATAGCAATCAACTGACAGCAAAGCAGAAGGCTCTGGCAGAAGATTCTGAACGTTTAGGTGACATGCGGTATGAATATGCTGTTCAACAGGGCAACACAAGCACCGCTGAAAAAATGCTTCAAGAAAAGGCAAAGCTTGTCGGATATACCGCCGGAAGTGATTGGCGTATGGCACATAAGGCGCCCAACAGCGACACTGGTGTTAGTCTTGACCGTGCTGACGATATGTACGGAGGTGATGGCAGTATATATTCTCCATGGGCACATCGATACTACGGTGAAGGAAGAGCCTATGATTCTAAGGCAATAAACACATTTGCCAAAGCTATGGGTAAGCCGGATGCCAGCGTTACCGTTTATCGCGCTGTTCCTAGCAATATTCAGGGAGCGAAATTGCAAAACGGCGACTGGGTTAGCCCCACCAGAGAATATGCGAAGGAGCACGGCGATCATTACTTTGATGGTAATTATCGAATTGTATCGCAAAGCGTGCCAGCGAAACACCTGTTTGTTGACGGGAACAGTATACATGAATTTGGATATGACAATGGTAGAACTGATGAAATCTACAAGAACACCGCCAACAACGTAAAAGTTTCTACGATAACCTATGATGACCAGGGAGAACTAATCCCTTTGTCTAAGCGGTACGATGAAGAGAATGCCGATGCTCGCTATTCGGTAGACGATGGTGATGAGGCAGACTTCGATCGTGTGAATGCGGAGTTGGCTGCAGAGCAGCAGCGGTGGAAGGATGCCTGGCTCCGGGACCGGTTGGGCGATGAGGGCCTGGCGGAGTACCGGAAGCACCAGAAGCAGCAGGAAGACCAGCGGAAGGCCGAGCAAAAGCAGGAGGCTGCCGCTAAGCGTGAGACCAAGGCCGACAAGCGAAAGCTGCAGCGGGAGTACCGGGAGAGTAAAGCCGACGCCGCTCAGCGGCTGAACAAGCTGGAAGCCTCCAAACCGACCCAGGCTAAAAAGGATCTTCGCATTCAGCTGATGAACCTGTTCTCTACCCCGGACGGCCGCCGGGCAGAGATCGGCAAAGTAATCGATGGCTATGCCGACCGGCTGATCGAATCCGGCCAGCTGACGGAGGCAGACCGTAAGGCATTCTTCGACCGGATGTACGAAGCAGGCATGATGACCGTCCCTGCGGATGAATACTACGCCCTGGGACGAAGTGCCGTTGTCCGGGGAAAGATCTATGTGGACGACAGCATGCGTGCTGACTTTGGCGACGACTGGAACGATTTTCGCCGCAGGGCTTTCGCTGCCGGTGTGTATCTTACAAACAACAGGGCAGATCCTGGCATCGATGTCTGGAACGATGACCTTTCTTACCTGGTGCCGGGTATGTTCGATGCGGAGGACACACAGCTGCGGCAGATCCTGGAGCGAATCGTGCAACTGGCAGAGGATGGCAAAGATGAACATGTCAGCCTGGCAGAGTATACTGCCCAGCTTGCTGAGCGTGACCACGTGCGGGAAGACGATGTGCTTGACGGTATGGAGAAGCAGATGGACTGGGCACTGCGTACTTTCGCAGAGAAAGCAGGTCTTGAAATCAAGCTGAAGGAAAAAGCCGTCAACGATCAGGCTTCGACCACGAAGGAGAACGTTCGCCTGCGGATCCAGCTGCAGCAGGAACGGCAGGACCGGAAGGATGCCAGCCGCCAGCAGCAGGAACGCAAAGCCCTGCAGGAGCTGCAGCAGAAAACACTGAAGTCTCTGCAGTGGCTGAACAAGAACCGGTACCGGGCTCCGGAAGAGCTGCGAGCAGAGTTTGACCGGGTGCTCAGCGATATCGATATCTATGCTGTGAGCGCTGCCAATGCAATGAATTGGAGCAACAAGTACGGTGCTACCTGGAAGGATCTTGCACAGATGTACCTGCAGGCCAAAGACACCGACCCCAATTTCATGCCTTCTAAGGAATTGGAAATGATCGTCAGCCGCCTGAACGATCAGAAGATCGCTGACATGGATCTGGATGCACTGAACAATTTGTACCGTGCTGCCGTGGGTCTGCGAACGGAGTTTAACAACCGCAACAATGTGATCAACGACGAAATGAACCGGCTGTTCGCGGAGGTGTATTTGGATTCCAAGGGCGAACTAAAAGCAGCCGCCGGCGGATATACCGGAAAGATGTTGGACAAGCTGTTCAACATGGAGCAGCTGACGCCCATGAATTTCTTGCAGCGGATGGCCGGCTGGAATCCGGACAGTGTATTCTACTCCATGGCCAGGATGCTGGAGCGGGGCGAGCGGGAGATGCGTGCATTCACTGTCAAGGCAAACCGGATGCTGGAAGACTTCCTCACGGAACACGCCGATTGGGTCAAGAAGGCAGACGGTCAAGGAAAGGACGGTATCTGGTACACCATTGAAGTGCCGGAGCTTCTGGAATTCGGCAAGGGTGACAAGCCGATTTTCGGTGATACTGTGACAGTATACATGACACCGGCACAGAAGGTGCATATGTATCTGGAGAGCAAAAACACCGATAACCTGCGGCACATGGCCGGCGGCCGCACGTTTGCCGACAAGGAGCTTTACAGCAAGGGAAAGCGGAAGGAAGCATTCGCCCAGGGCCGCACGATCCGCATGGCTCCGGAAACGGTCAAGGCCATTGTGTCGAACATGACTGCCGAAGAGCTGGAGCTGGCCGGGATCCTGGAGAAATTCTACAATGATTTTTCCAAGCGGGAGATCAACCGCGTATCCAATATCCTGTACGGCTACGACAAGGCCATGGGTAAGTTTTATGCTCCGATCTTCACCAACCAAAACTACGTGCAAAGTGAAATCGGCATTTTTGACCAGACTGCCGAGGGCGTTGGCAACCTGAAGGCAAGAGAATATTCCAAGAACCCCAGCTATAACATCAGTGCATTTGATGCCTTTGAACGGAACACAGATCAGACTGCCCGGTTTGTGGGTATGTCGATCCCCGCCCGCAACTGGCAGACGCTGATCAACTGGCGGGAAAGCAATAACAGCATGGGCGATGTGATTACCCATGAATGGGGCGAAGAGGCCAAGAAGTACATCAGCAACTTGCTGGTGGATCTGCAGGGCGGCAAGGTCGAAGAAAAAACCGGCATTGAAAAAGGCGTCGAGAAGCTGATGAGCAACTACATCTCGTCAGTCTTTGGTGCAAATCTCAGCATCGTTCTCAAGCAGACGGGATCCATCCCAATGGCCGGTGTGTACCTGGGAATGAAAAATGCACCAAGCATCAAGCAGGTACATGAGATTGACCGGAATCTCATTCGGAAATACACCCAGGAGCTTGACTGGCGAGGCCTTGGATACTCCACACCGGAAACCAAGCAGCTGAAGGAAAATCCCAACTGGACGCAAACGAACAAAGCTACCAGGTTCTTGTTCGGTGGCGGTGCCATAACTGCAATGGACTCCTGGGCGGCAAGCACCCTGTGGCCCTGGGCGGAAAACAAGGTCCGCAGGGAGAATCCGGAGCTAGAGATCGGAACGCAGGAGCAGATCAATGCCGGGGAAAGTCCATTCTACAAGAAGGTGGCGGAGGAATTCGACAATGCTGTGGCGAGAAGCCAGTCTACATCGGATCAGATGCACCAAAGCACTATGCGGAAAAGCAAGAATCCCCTTGTCCGAATGTTCACCATGTTCAAAAGCGATTCCGCACAAACCTATAACGCCTTACGGCAAATGATCGGCGAAGCTCAATTCCAGAAAAAGAATGGTAGCACAGCTGCTGCCGCGAAGGCGAACCGAGCCGTTGGCACGGTCGTCCTGGCCGCCCTTAGCAACTTTATGATTGCGGAAGGCGTAGCCCTGATTACGGCATTGATCAAAAACAAGGGCAAGAAATACCGTGACGAGGATGAAGAGCTTACGTTTGCCAGTGTTGCCGAAGAAGCCGCCGGGAATATTTTGAAGTCCTTTGCAGGCATTATGGTCGGTGGTGAAGAGCTTGCCGATATGATCGGTGCAAAGCTGACCGGTGAGAAGTGGTATGAGGTAGAGTCCATGGAGGTATCGCTGCTTCAGGATCTGTTTAACCTCGGTGCCAACGTTCTGGAAGGAGCCAGAGACTTGATTGCGGACGGCATCAATGTGGCAGTAAACGGAGGCGATCTTTGGGAGTACTTCCGCCGTCACGGAAATGATCTGCTGGGCGAGCTGAAAGACGCAGCGACCGAAATCGCGAGCTATCTCGGTGTGCCGGCGGCCAATTTGGAAGCCTACCTGATCGGTCTGGTCAAGCAGATCCCGGGTTTTGAAGCTGCCTACGATGATGTATTTGCTACGGCCACAAAGGGCAGTCTCGCCGGTATAAGCGGCATGGATCTGGAAATTCGCGTAAGCAACATTCTGGATAATCGCAATGTCAGTCGGTCGGACGGCACCGCCCAGGCACTTGCGGCACTATATGAAGCTGGCTATGATAATGTCGTTCCCAGTGATACCCCGTCGAAGTTTACCATCGACGGCGAGGAATATGAGCTGGAAGCTTATCAAAAGCAATCCTACGATAGCATTTGGGCGTCCATGGTATCGGAAACACTGGATGCACTGGTAGCATCGGAGCAATTCCAAAAGGCCGGTCAAAAGCAGCAGGCTAAAATGCTGAGCACGCTGTATAAGTATGCTGCGGAGCAGACCAAACACGCATTGTTTGATGGTGCTAAGCAGAGCAGTCATGTGGACAAGATTGCTGCATTCGAGGAAGCCGGACTGGATATGATCGATTACCTGGACGTTTATGCGGCCGGAATTGATCCAAAAGCATTCCTCAAGCAGATCAACGCAGGCGTCGGCTATCAAACAGCCTTCGACCTTTTGTCCGAGATCGATCGGCTAGAACCGGCTGCAGGTTCTGACAAGGTATCCTATGTACAGCGGTGGCGGGCTTGCGTGGATTCTTCCGGCAAGGCCAGCGAGCAGCTGGCCGCTCTCAAGGGTAACATGACCGAGTCACAGTATGACAAGGCGGAGCTTGCCAGCAAGTTTGGCGTTGATCCGGATGCATATGTTAGCTACTATGAAATCCGCGGACAGTATGATGCCAACGACAACGGTAGCTATACGCAGGCAGAGGTCACTGCTGCCATTGATGCGATGGATATCACCACGAAGCAGAAAGCCGCACTTTGGCAGATAGTAACCGGCAGCAAAAACGCAAAGAGCAATCCGTACAGCTCCCAGGTGGGGCAGCGAGTGCTGGATGCTCAGGAAGAGGACACCAAGCTGGGTGAGAAGCCCAAAACCTTTAGCGAAGAAGTCACAAGTCAGATTCTCCGGAATTGGGGCAAATAACAAAAAAGGTCGGCACCGGGAGACCGGTGCCGATTTTTTATAGGGACTTTGTGAATACGAACAGGTCTCCAATCATGATAACCGGGATTCCAAAATGTTCGTATAAGAAAGTTTGGTCGGAGTGTCGGGATTCGAACCCGAGGCCTCTTGGACCCGAACCAAGCGCGATACCAAACTTCGCCACACCCCGATATCCAAGCCATTATAATG